AATTTTGTAACGTGTTCACGACTGAAGTGTATGCATATTGACGAACCCACGGTGCGAAAACATCACGGATTGTCGCGTTGATGTTTTCCCAATCGCCGTTGTCGAGACGATCCATTGCTTCCCATTGCGCCATGTTGGTATGAATGGTCAATTGGAAAGTGAGTTCTTCGGATAAACGTTCATCCATAGATTTAATTTGTGCGCACTTCTTAAATGGCAGGTCTCACCGGTACTCAGGCACTTTTGATTGTTCTCATCATCCTCGTGTTCTTCCTGGTTTTCAAACGCTCAGAGCGTCGCCCAGATTACCCGTGGCGCCCGCGTCCAGGGTGGTGGCCGGAACGCCGCGCCGAGCGCCGTTATGAGGAGCATCGCTGAATTTAATTTTTAAATTTAGTCATGTTGAGAATTCCCAACGGCTGACTTCTTAGGACTATTTTGTTGACGCGGCGTTTGGTCACCGCGTTGTTGTTTCTCTTTGCCATGTAGATGTTTCTGTATCTTTGCACTTGGTTAGAAGTCAACAGACCATTTCTGTGCCGTCTGTGGAGTTCAAGTTTTGTCATTAGTTTATTGAACCCACCTTTACCGTTCAGGAGGTTCGTCGTGCTCACTTTTTTGATGTTACCGAAACCGAACATTTACTGAGTGTCAATATTTTTTTCTCGCTCAATTCCAAAATGCCCACGTCGACCATCTTCTTCAACGCTAAGCGTCGTGTGATTATGATCACGAACCGCGGTAAATTCATCGCGGGTTCCACGTACAACCCCAAGGCCAAGTTTTTCCGCAATCCAGGTGGTGCCGTCGTCTCTACGAGGTACGCCAACCTGAACTCGATCCCGGTGGCAATCCGCCCCAAGATTGATCGCAATACCCGTGCCAACAAGGGAAAGACGCGTCGTGCGTACGCTGCGCGCGTCGGCGGCATGGCCGTTACTCACATCAAGCGTAGAGGGCACATCGGGAACATGTTGGAGGGTTACGCCAAGTGAGTACACACCTTGTCGAGTGGGGGTGAATCGACGCGAAGTTCCTTGGGCACTTTCGACGGCCAAATGTATCCCCACTCTGCGTATTCACCAACGTCGAACGAGTAGTACGTCGGCATTTTTCGGTTCAAGGATGCCCGGTGTGACATCATCAACGGTTCCCATCCCCACCACCACGGCGGACGAGGGGACCGACACACCGGCAGCTTTTGCATGGTGTTTTTGTACCCACGGGATACCCATTCATCAATCATAGTATTACAATACAGAGCCAAAAAACACGTGTGTCCGGTCCACATGAGAGTCGCGGGGTGTGTCGTCCACCCTTTCGTCACTCCCATGAGGGCTCGCCAGAGCTGATACGCTTCTACGCGTTGTTTCCCTAATCGAAGACGGTCCAAATTTTTAGCACATTCTGTAACCGAACTAGAAGTAATGAAAGTATTAACCATTTTAACTTGTTTCGTTAATATCTGACAGAGCTTTGTCAGGGTCATGACCTATTTTCTTGATGTACTCCTTCAGGCGTCTATTTTCAGATTGCAAAGCGTGATAAAGATGCATTCTTTTAATATTTTCTCTTAGAGTAACTTTTTCTAAATGATCTGGATTAACACATCGTGTATTCCTGCATATATGATCAAGTGTATCTTCACTTGATAGTTTGATTTTGTTTTTTTGTTCGTATGCCCATCTGTGAGCCATAAAGCTTAAATTTTTTATTCTAAGCATACCATATCCACCTGAACCATCTTCTTTATTATAAAATTTACCTGAACCTGCGCCTAACCATATCCAGCATCCTGACGTTTCATCCTTTTTTATATTTCTATTAAATCTTTCTTCAGGTGTTTCTGAAGTTTTGATACTACTAAGTGTACCTTGGCGATTTTGTTGAGCCCAATGAGTATTACAAAGTCCTTTAGCACAATGTTTGTTATTACATCCTTCGAAAGAACATAACTTCATATGATTAGTCTAGATTTTTTTCTTTACCTGGAAACTGCGATAATCAAGAGCTTTAGCACATTCGACGACAGAATCGGATGTGACAAAGGTGTTGACCATTTTTATTGATGTTGAAAATATCAGTTTTATCCACACTGTGACACTACACATTTTTGTGTTGAGGTATGATGAACGTCGGATCTGGGTTTGATGGTGTATAGTTTGATACGAGTTGTTTGACAAGTGCAGGGTTTTCCACGGAAATTAATTTTTGACGTTGCTGTGTGATTCCCTTGACCGAACGTTTCAAATGACGAGCAATCTCCTCGTCGGTCGAACCCTTCTCAGTCATGGACTTAATTGCATCCTTTTCATCACGTGAATACCCTTTTCCGTAGTTTTCTTCACCGAGTTCCTTGTGTGTCTTTGTGCGAAAACGAATGATACTCGTGTAATACATTTGCGTATACCGCATGCGATCTTCGATTGGTAAAGCGAGAATCTGCTGCTCGAGGAGTTGAAGTTGTTGCTCCATTTTTGGTTGGCATAGAGACATTATGTGTTTGCTTGTCAATGACAGCACACGATATTTCAGATTACATCGATTCGATCAAGGAACACTTGACAGACGCCCAGTACAAAGAGGGTATGGAGATTTGTCAGAGTGTGTTTAAGAAAAAAGAGGCTTCGGCCGAAAAACTGTACCGGATGACATATCTTCGCCCGTATACGTTCGTAGATGACCACTGCGACGACGAAGATTGTGAGGATATGACGTTTCGTATCGCATTCAACAAGGTGGTTGCGCTCGTCAAGTTGTCTGATGCACGGGCTGAGCGGATCCGCACCGACAATATGTTTTACGGATCGGACGACGACATGAAGCCCTTCATCGATCTTCAGCTCCTACGTTCGTTTCCGTCAGACTTGGCTGATCTCGACTCGGACATTCAGTGGTATGAGTTTCCTGTGATTTCGATTGAGTTGGCTGAGCAAGAGGAGTAGTCTTTTTTCTATTCATTCTTTTGTGCTCATCACACACAGGAACTTCTGGAAACACCGCGTCACATAGCGCAATTCGTTTCGCTATGTTTATAAATGTTATAGGGTCATAGGTTCCTTTCATGTAATTACAGTTTTTACAACACGGACGACAGTTTTCAACAGTGTAACATACGTTTGAATCTAAACGGTCGATACCATTCACACGAATTTCGAGGTCAATGTGTTTACAGTATACACACGGACTCGTAAGCATTTCTTTAGCTTCTTCGTCTGCCAGTTTCCATTCTATACCCCTGGTTATGGCTGCACGTTTCAGAGCATCTAGACGTGGATTTACATTTGTACGGTACCATCTAGCCAAATGTTCTGCATTTTCAGCTCGCCATAAGGCGTGTGTTTGGTTATTATGATCTCGATAATCATCAGGGCGTTCTTCTAGTTGTTTAGCTCGCCACTCGACATAGTACTTCTTTTCACGCTGAAGCTCGTTATGATAGTCACGCCGTTCCGGTTTTTGATCATATTTTTTCGCTTTCGTACGACATTTTAGGCACGTGACAACTTCTTTTCCGTTTTTATCCAAAAATTGATCTAGTGGCTGAGGAGCTCGAGAACAAGAACATTTTTTAAGCAGCTGGGTATCCATCTTACCATTATAGTAAGATATTCTTTAGGTCCCAAGAACCTGGAACGTTCTTGGGGCCGAAGCCCTCTTTTTGGTTTTCGCATTTCGCAAAGCAGATGCCGTAGTTCTCTAGTTGGAGAAAGCGCCTTCTCCACCCCTAAGTTTCCCTAGGGGAGTGGACTGTATCTTAAGCCAGGGCACCATGTGCTCCTGACCGACACCCGTTCAGTCTCTGACGGCCTTTCCTTGAAGGAGCCACTGCTCCGACTTTAGAAAGTCACCATGCGGATTGCCCAATCCTTGCGATTATTACTGTACCGGAGTTCTGCTCTCCGCCACTTTATGATTTCTCATAAAGCTTAGTACGCAAGGCTCTAAGGGGGTTCCCGAACAACAAGGTGTCTCGCCGGTGTCGAGAAATCTTTTGATTTCTCTCCCGACTAGCAGCCAATGGGTTTACCGGAATTTGCAACGTTTCCGCCAGCTGCTTTTTGGCCCCGTTCTTTCTCATTGATGAGTCCACCCATCAATTTGAAAAGCTGAGGCCGCCCATGCCAGACTGGATACGCAGGATGTTGTAGTTCACTGCGAACAGCTTCTGCAGGGTTGCCTGGTTGTTGGACTTCATCTGCACGGACACCTGGGCGTTGTCAATGCGAGAGAAGTTGCACGTGCCGGTTGGCTGGTGCTCCTCCGGCTGCAGGGCGAAGGAGTACACGTAGATGCCGGGGTAGGGGGTGCCGGTGTGGTGGTAGAACGGCTGGACCTGGTTGAAGTAGTTGCCGTACTGCTCCTTGAAGCGGTCCTGGCCGTTGAGGATCACCTTGAACAGGTGCAGAGGGCCCACCTCCACGCCCGTGCCGGCGCCACCCAGGAACTGGGTGCCCTGCTCGATCCAGTAGGCGTTGCCAGAGAAGTTGGCAGTGCCGGTCAGACCGAAGGTGTTGGACTGGGTGCCGGCGGTGCTCACCAGCTGGGGCACACCAGTCACGTTGGGCATCACGTAGTTGTTGGAGGCCTGCAGAGCCAGCACGTTGGACGTCACGTTCACGTTGCCAGTGGCCGTGCAGAAGTTCCACATGGCGTTCAGGTTGGCCGTGGCGCTGGCGTTGGGGTTGGTGTAGCACCAGACCAGCTCCTTCACTGGGTGGTTGAAAGACAGACGCACCAGCTGCACGGAGCCCTCAGTGCCGGTGGCAGACAGCTGGTCACCGCCGGTGTGCTGCACCTGCTCGATCAGGTACTCGTGACCCTTCTGGGCGAAGCGGCGACGCTCCTCAGTGTCCAGGTACACGTAGTTGGCCCACACCTCGAAGGCGTTGGTCGAGCCGAAGTAGCTGGTGTAGTAGGCGGTCAGGTCGAAGTCCAGGCGCACCTCGTGGTACTGCAGGGCGATCAGGGGCAGGTACAGGCCGGGGTTACGGTTGAAGAAGAACAGCAGGGGCAGGTACACCTTGGATGGGGACAGAGCGGCGGTCACGGTGCCCAGAGAGCCCTGAGCGATGGGGTTGGCCATCGTGGTCATCTTGCCCCAGGCGTACTTGTCGGACTCGTTCAGGAACACCTCGGCGTACAGGCGCCACCAGGTCTGGTAGTGCTTGTCGATGCGCTGGCCACCGATGGTCAGCTCAACGGCGGCAATGGCACGCTCAGCCACCCAGTTGGTGTCGAA